CATCGACACCGTCCGTCAGAACAACAACATTCTGAAGTCCAACTACCGTGAAGCAATGTCGCTTGGCGACTTTGACACGGCTGCGGACATTCAGGCGGAGATGTCGGCAAACGCTGCAAGGCTTCTTCAGCTTGAGCAAGGCAAGCAGGCGTTGGAAAACCAGCCCCGCCAGCCAGCCCCAAAGCCCTATCAAGCTGACCCTGTCGAGGCTTTGGCAAGCCAGCTTTCGCCACGCTCTGCCGACTGGGTGCGCCGCAATCCGCAATATGCGACCGACCCGCGCCTGTACCAAAAGATGATTGCAGCGCACAATTTGGCGATTGCCGACGATATTCCTGCGGACTCTGACGATTATTTTGACGCAATTGAAGACACGCTTCGCATGCGCCGTCAGGATAACAGTCGGAATTACGATGCCATGGCTGATGCGGCAAAGCCGACGCAGCGCCGTTCAGCACCGCCAGCAGCGCCCGTCTCCCGCAGTGGTGGCGGCGGTGGGAGCAAGCCAGACCGTGTAACGCTCAGCGCGGCAGAGCGCGAAATGGCTAGCATGATGGGTATGACGATTGATGAGTATGGACGTAATAAGCTTGTTCTTCAGAAAGAGGGCAAGCTGAATTAATTTAAGGAGTATCGTTATGGAAGCAATTGCACCCAAAAAGCGTGGACGCCCACCTAAGGTAAAAGAAGCCCTTCAGCGGGCTGAGCAAGCTGCCGCAGAGGCGGTGAACATGCAGGATCTGGAAGAGGCATATCAGCCGCTTCCCGCCGCGCAAGCGGCAGCGCATACGGAGTTTGTGCCGACGATCCGCGAAGACATTCGGGCTCCAATGCGTGAAGAAGATCCCCGCACCCGCGCTGCTCGTCGTGCCGCTGAACTTCGTGATCACCTTGGTGATCTGGATGAAGGCACTGATGACTTCTACATCAACAAGGCCGACATCCCGCCGGGTTGGGAATACGAATGGAAGCGCAAGCTTCTGCTAGGTGCTGAAGATCCCGCGTATCAGGTCGCTTTGGCCCGCGCAGGCTGGGAGGCTGTCCCGACGTCGCGTCACCCGTCCTACATGCCCAATCAGGGAAATTACCCCGTTATTGAGCGTAAGGGTATGATCTTGATGGAGCGCCCAGCGGAGATTTCCGACGAAGCCCGCGCCATTGAATTGCGCAAAGCGCGCAATCAGGTCAGGCAGAAGGAAGCCCAACTGAATTCCGCAGAAGGCGGTCAGTTTGAGCGTTCGAACAAGGACCAATCTCTGGTCAAGGTCCGAAAGTCATACGACTCAATTCCAATTCCCCAGTAAGGGATTTGGGTGAAAAGGGCGGCGCAAGCCGCCTTTTTTATTGCGGTATTGACAAGCTTGTAAAAATATCAGATTTATCGGTTCGCCTCCCCCGGCGCGGAGGTCCAAAAACCTCAGTCTAAGTCGCCCCGGTGCGCGATGATGGCTTCCCAAAAGGAGTTCCGTCATGGCCAACGTTTTTGCGCCTTTCGGTTTTAGCCAGTACAGTGGTACTGGTTCTGCTCCGACTTACGAGCAGAATGTGGCCTTCTGTGCCTACAACACCGCTGCTATGTATTTCGGTGACCCGGTCTTCCAGAACGCCAACGGTACGGTCTTCCCGACCACTCCGGGCGCTGGCATCCTTGCTGGCATCTTTGTCGGCTGCAAGTATCTGTCGGTTTCGCAGAAGCGCACCGTTTGGTCGAACTTCTGGGGCGCTGCTGACGTTGCTTCAACCAACACCGTCGAAGTGTACATCATCAACGATCCGAACGCCAAGTTCTTGGCGCAGGTCGGTGGTTCGTCCTCGACCGGTCTTGCCGCTTCGGACATCGGTGCGAACGTGCAGTTCGCCTATGGCACCCCCAACACGATGAGCGGCCTGTCGGGCGCGTACATCGACATCACCGTCACCCCGACCACCACGGCCACGCTGCCGTTCAAGGTTGTCGGTCTCGACGTCAACCCTCCGGGTTCGAATGGTACGGAAGCTGGCGCATACAATTATGCAATTGTTGCGTTCAACAACGTGTCCACCAAGACCCTGACCGGCATCTAAGGGAGTAAGGTACCATGGCTGTTAATCTTTCAGCAATTAAGGACCTTCTGCTCCCCGGCCTGCGGGGGATTGAAGGCAAGTACGAGATGATCCCGTCTCAGTACGACAAGATCTTCACCAAGCATGACTCCAAGCTGGCGCTGGAGCGTACCGCTGAAATGCGTTACCTCGGTCTTGCTCAGTTGAAGACTGAAGGTGGCCAGACCTCCTTCGACAACGGCGCTGGTGAGCGTTATGTGTACAACCAAGAGCATAACGAAATTGCCCTTGGTTATGCCATCACGCGCAAAGCCATCGATGACAACCTGTACAAGACGCAGTTCCAGCCTTCAAACCTCGGTCTGATTGAGTCATTTCAGCAGACCAAGGAAATCTACGGCTCGAACATCTTGAACACGGCCACAACCTACAACGCCAACATTGGCGGTGACGGTGTCGCGCTTTGCTCGACCGCTCACCCCATCGATGGTGGAACGGTTGCCAACACGCCGTCCACTCAGGTCGATCTGAACGAAGCCACCTTGCTGAATGCGATGATTTCGATCCGCACAAACTTCAAGGATCAGGCTGGCCTGAAGGTCTTCGCCCGTGGTCGTAAGCTCATCGTTCCGCCGCAGCTTGAGCCTGTCGCGATCCGCCTGACCAAGACGGAACTCCGTCCGGGTACGGCTGACAACGACGTCAACGCTATCCTCAGCACCAGCGGTGGTCTGCCGGAAGGCTACATGGTCAACGACTTCCTGACGTCGGCCTATGCTTGGTTCCTGCTGACCAACATCGACGGTCTGTCGTACATGGAGCGCGTCAAGTTCGAAACCGACATGCAGGTCGATTTCGTGACCGACAACCTTCTGGTCAAGGGCTACGAGCGTTATAGCTTCGGCTATTACAACTGGCGTTCGATCTTCGGTTCGTTCCCGACGTCGTAATCAATCGGCACCCCCTCTCTTAACGGGGAGGGGGTAACCTTAAAGGAGGTCCCAAATGGGTATTACCACTTTTACCGGGCCGATTAAGGCGGGCAACGTCCTTAACAGCGACGGCTCTGGCGTTCTTGCCGGCGTTGGCGGTGATAGCGGCGTAGCCAACGTCGGTTTCACGGTCATGGCCCAGTCCCAAGCGATCACGCAGGCAACCAATGGTGCCACTGCTGGCGTTTACACGACTGACATCGTGATCCCCGCTGACAGTCAGATCCTCAGCATCACGCTGACGGTTTCGACTGCTTGGACGGGTGCTGCAACGACGCTGGGCATCGGCACCACGGCTTCGGCCACGGCGCTGACTGCTGCTGGCGCTGTTGCTGGCGGCACCAAGGGCCTTGTCAGCGCCAGCCCCGGCACTGTCGATGCCGCCATTGCCAACTGGACGGACGTTGGCACGACCGATATTCGGGTCTTGGTCACATCCACAAACACGGGTAGCGGTGTCGGCGTTCTGACCGTCACTTATATCCAGTCCAACAACCTGACGGCATAAGGAGGCTTGTCATGAAGGGTCGTAAAACTCGCGCATCGGGTGGCGTCAATCAGGCAGCCGAAGATCTTGGCCGCAAGAACATGCGCTACACCTACGAAAGCAACGTCAACGAAGCGGCTGAAAAGCGTAAGAGCGGCGGCAAGGCTGTTGGTAAGGTGAAGGGCATGGACGCCATGCACCATGCTGGCCGCAAGGCCCGCAAGTCTGGCGGTTCCTGCGATAGCGGCAGCCCGTTTAGTTCCGCTCGTCAGGGCACCCCCCCAAAGGGTCGCAATGTCAGCGGTTCGATCAACTGATCGCTAAGGCCTTGTGAAGATAGAACGGGGGCTTAGCGGCCCCCGTTTTACTATGGAGCGCGATATGTCTGACACTTGGCAGCGTAAAGAAGGTCAATCCAAATCCGGCGGTCTGAATGATAAGGGCCGCGCCTCGCTTCGTGCTGAGGGTCACAACATCAAGCGCCCGGTCACCGCAGGCGAAGCGGATCGCAGCCCTGCGGCAGCAGAGAGGCGCGACAACTTCCGCTCACGGATGTGCGGGATGAAAGAGAAGCTCACATCGGCCAAGACGGCGCACGACCCGAACAGTCGGATCAATTTGGCGCTTAAAAGGTGGGATGTGAAGTGCTAGTCTGCCGCCCTGATCGGTGGTAATGTCACGGGGATTTTAGGCTCAAGGCCTTATAAGAAGGGTTCGTTTTATGGCTTCCGGTATCGTCTGCCAGTCCATCAGCCGCGTTGGGGTCACTGAGCCGTTTGAGCTTCAGGTCGCCCGTGGCCAAATTACGGGTCACTCAGTCATTTTGGTTTCTGGCACGTTCCCAACGCTGGGCACGTCGCAGGCCACGGTTTGGAACCGGGGCGGCATTTACGTCTATCCCGCAAGCGCACAAGTTATGGTTGTTGCCAGCACCAGCGCGAATGATGCCGCAGCAGGTACTGGCGCTAGGACGGTGGTCGTTCAGGGCTTGGACGCCAACTACAACCAAATCCAAGAGACGGTGACGCTGAACGGCCAGACCGGCGTCAACACCACCAATTCTTTTTTGCGCGTCACGCACATGTATGTAGCGACTGCCGGCACCGGGCTGGCGGCGGCTGGCACAATTTCCGTTGGCACGGGAACCGTGACCGCAGGGGTTCCTGCGGTGGTTTATTTAAATTATTTGGCCCAGTCTGGTGCCACATCCGCCATTTGGACCGTCCCAGCAGGCTACACTGCGTACATTGCCGCAATTCAGTCCTCTTCCGGCAACGCGACCGCTGGCCAGTGGACCAATTTCGGTCTGTATATCGCCTCTTCGCAAGGCGGCCCGCTCGACAGCGCCCTGCAATGGATCTGCGCGAATGGCGGCAACTTTCAAAACAAGTTTGAATACCCCATCCAAATCCCGGAAAAAATTGACTTTGAAATCCGGGCTATCAGCACAACAGCATCGACGTCTGTCGATGCCAATATGCAGATTGTCTATATTAAGAACGATGGCGCTCTTTAAGGGGTAGGTCATGACCGCAAGCGGCACCTTCAACTACAATCCGTCGCTTGGCGAACTGACGCTCTACGCTTTCAACCTGTGTGGAATTCGCAACACTGCGTTGCTCCAAGAACACATGGAGTCAGCGCGCATGGCGGCAAATTTGCTGCTTGGCCGCTGGTCGTCGGAAGGCGTCAACCTGTGGATGGTCAACCTTCAGAGCATCCCGCTTGTTCAGGGGCAGTCCACCTACACGGTTCCGGGCAACAACATCGTCATGCTGGACACCTACATTGTCACGGGCGCTGAGGTGTTTACGGGCTCAATCAGCGGGACAACGCTGACCGTAACCTCAGGAACGCCTTCCATCGGCATGACGATTTCGGGCAACGCAATTATCAGCGGAACCCAGATAACGGCTGGCTCTG